GCAAGATCCTGTCTGAGCAAAACATCGGCAGTACCTTGGCTGATCTTGAGTCCCTTGACCACATCAGGCCCCGTATGTCCGTAGCCCACCGTCCAGACATTTGCGGAACACAAATAGCTTTCCAGCTTGCATCCCTCGAACCGCTTGATGAGGTCGATTCCCTCTTGGCTAATTTTCATCGACCGGCTCAATAGGAGGATCTTCAGTGACTACTGGCGCATCCGGGCTCACCGGCCAGTTAGGTTGAATTGATGCAATCTCATCCACGGTAGTGGCGGCATTGATCTGGCCGCGCACCACGATTACCTCAAGGCGGATGTTATCCCGGTAAGTTGACCACTCAGGCTTCAGATCCACGCCGGTCTCGGCCTTTCGGGTAATCATCCAGTCTGACGGGAACAAGAGCGAGTAGGCTTGCTTGTCGAGATTGTCGAGGGCCATCTGCTTGACGGTATCAAAATCCTTCGGGGTCGAAGTGATGATGAGTTCCGCGCCTTCCAGCTTCTCGGAGACCCAGTAGTAGCGGTCATCCTTGCGCTCACCTACGGTGATGACTTCCTGTAGGCCCAGTTCGGCTTTTTCCTCTGGCGTGGAGAGGTTGAGCCAATTGGCGGGGTACTGGGTTTCGTCAATCTCAAACGGAACGCCTTCTTGGATGTACTGATCTGATTCTGCTCTATAAAACATGATTGCTCCTAGCGTGCAAGGGCGTTCTGGAAGGGGTTCTCTGCGAAGCAGGCGTAGATGTAGGTTCCACCGGAGGCGTTTAACCCTCCAGACGTACTTCTAATTTTAAATCCATTGCTTAATATGTCTAATCCTGTTGAAGATGCAAACTCAGCATCTGGTAAATTTGGGTATAGCTCATTGCCGGTAATATTGTAAGTATTTCTGGAAGAGTCATATGTTACCCATACATTGCCGCTTGTGTCAGTTCGCTTAATCATGATCCATCTTGGACGGAAATTCGTGAACACAAACGGCCCATCCGTAGACCCGTTGCCCGTATAGCTACCAAATGCGCTATACCCTGAGATTGCGGCGAAGCAGTAGGCGACTTGTGTGTTGCCGTTGTAATTAGACGGATTAGTAGACCCCAATGAAAAGACAGTGGATGTTGGGCTTGTGTTATTCCACGCCCCGGCGCTAGTTGCCACGGCATCTGTGGCGTTTGGACAAATATATTGCGTGTTGCCAAGGCTGACATGATAAGCAAGCCAATAAGTGGCAAAGGCTCTATTTTTTGTAATGATGAAACTCGGAGCAACCCCAAGACCATGCCCCACAGTCGCATTAGCGCCCGTACCCGTATACGTCACCACAGAGAACCCAGCAGTCGTATTCGCACTCACTTGGCTAGTGATTGATCCTGCCGTGTTGCTGACTGCTGTGCCGTTGGCTTTCCATTGCCAGCCAATGTATGTGCGCCCGGAGTAATTCAAGTACCCAGCAGTGTCAGCGCCAGCGGTAAATCCAGTAGATGCAAACGCGACCGTACAACCATTGCTAGTCTGGTTTACTTCAGCGGCAGTGTTGTTTGAAGTTAAGGAATACGTTCCAGTGCGAATTACGTCATACAACACATGGTCTGTACCTACACCTCTTTGCTTTGCCCATACAAAATCGGGCTGGAAGCTTACACCGTTGACCGCATTTGAAATTGCCTGACTTGCTCCTGTACCCGTGTAAGTCGTAGCCGCCATGTAGCTTGCACCGTTGACAATGCTTGCTGCTGGTAAGTTGTAGGTGCAGAGGGATTTGTAACCAGACGGAGGCGTGTAGGCGAAGGGGCGTTGGCCGAAGTTGGCGTTTGAGGTTGTGTTGTATGCTGATGTTCCTAGCTGCCAATACGATGCACTAAGTCCCGATTTAATTGGATTTGTTCCGTTTGCAGGATCTCCACTTGCTTGCCAAGTTCCATTCTTTGCAAACCACAATTTTCCATTGTCAATATCTAAAGCAACACCAATTACATCGCCAGTGCCATAAGTAGATAATGACGTAGATAGAGAACCATTATCATAAAAATTGCCATTACTTCCATAATAACCATAAGCCGCTGTTGCGCCTAGGTTGTTACCAGTAAACACAAAACTTTGTGTTGCAATACCAGAATAAACGGTAGCTGCTCCAGCAGTTATTTCAAAATACCATTTGCCAGAAGTTGGGCGTATTGTAGAAAGTCCAGTTGCCCATGCTGCACCTTGTGATGCAGTAAGATTTGCATTCACTAAAGAAGCTGATCCTGCATTCAGCGGATTCAACACCGCATAATTCCCCACCCCATAACTGCTCCCTGCAAACGGAGTCGGGCTATCAATCATCCAGTCGTAAGTAGACCCAGCCGTGAGGCTGATGTTGTTGGTTGTCCAGTTGTTGCTGTTACCAGAGGAATCGTAGCCTAGCGTGGTTGTGCTAGTGCCGTTGCTGAAGTTCAGCTTGAAGCCATTGGTTCCGTAAGTGCCAGAATAGGCGATGGGTTGCCATACGCCAGTAACCGTGCTGATCTGACCAAATGAGGATGGCGTGAGGGCTTGGCCGTCAATAAAGTTGATCTCGGCTAGGTAGCCGTCGAAGTAATTTGTATTAGCGCCCCATGCTCTTCCTATTCTATGTTCAATAGCGCTATTTACAGCCCAATTCTGGTTAGCCGGTTGTGTTCCAGTAAATGTCTGAGCAACGCCGTTAACATATCCGTTGCAAACTGAATTAGCTGCATCAAGATTTACAACAATGTGATACCACGCTGACGGATCCCGAAACACAGCCGTCGACGTTCTTGCGCTCGATACGCCGCTAACTGTGCTGTCCAAAATAACAAGCTGGTCGCTTGCGTTAAAATATGCAATATAAGTAAATGTCGTTCCGCTAGTTCCGGCTTCAGCAATAATCTGAGTCGCGCCTAATTTGCCACGTTTTACCCACGCACTAAAAGTCCATTTTTTTTGATCGCTTGCACTCGCCGGAGTCCTATTCAAATACGCACTTGCGCTAGAACGGAAGCGGAGGGAGTTGGCTATCTGGTAGCTACCGGATGCACCTTTTGATTTGCTTGCGCTAAACATTAGAAATTTTCTCCGCCCTTTTCTGTGCCCAGTACGCCTTTCTCTTCGCTGATATTTTAGCTTTAGTCTCTTCGCTATGCGGGCCTGTTCTGGTGGGAGCGTGCCCCTGCAAGGAGGCGCTTATTTTTTCGCGCACGTCATCGCGTTTCGCTGGGTTTTTATCCCCGTACATAAGGTTACGTTGCTCTTTGGGTTTAGTAGTCCAAGACTTTTTTACGCCTTCTCTATGCTTAGCTTTCGCTTCCTCTGTACGCAAATGATCCATACTGCGCTCTTTTGACTTAGCAGACAGCTTGGCTTTTACTTCTGGACGTTTAGACGGGTTGTCTCGCGCTAAAGCCGCTTTGATCTTTTCCATGTGTTGTGGGCTGTGCTGTTTTCCGTAGAACGGATTGTCAGCTCCCATGCGCTTTTGGCGCAACTTCTCTTTCGTTTCTTCTGAAACAACACGCCCTTTAGAACTTTCAGATTTTTTGCGACGCTGTTCTTTGGTGAGCTTAATCCCTATCGTATGGAATTTCATGTCGCCGTTGTGGCGATTGTATGACGTGGCATCAGCCTTAGCATCTAAGCACTGTAGAAACTTTGCCTCTATTTCTCTAACGTACTCACTTCCGCCATACATCAAAACCTCACGCTCCCAATCACTTGGGCTTGCTTCAATAAGTGGTTTTAAATGCTTCGATGAACAAATGTAGCCGTCATCGGGAGAGCAGCCTTTAGCCGTGCGGCATCCTACGTACCACATCCCCGTAGCTTTATTGGTCCATCTATAGAGAAAGGCTGCTTGCATCAGAATCCAGCTCCAAAAACGGCTCCGTACCAGTTTGTACCGTCAGAGTAGAAATTGAAAATGTCTTTCTTACTTGCAGTTGTAGTCACCGTTGGCGTTGTGCCTGATGCCCATGCAACGGTTGACCAAGATACGGTATAACTGCCACTGCCAGTGTAAAGAATGAGGGTGAAACTTTTACCAGCAGCAGCAGTTGGCATCGTTATCGTTGGAGAACCTGTCAGCGTAATGTACTGCTGCGTACCATTGGCAAGACTAAGCGTAATAGCAGTGCTTGAGTTAGCCGTATAAGACGTTTCAGTGTAGTTAGTGAATGTCGGATTGGTGTTGAATACAGCAAGACCAGATCCTGTTTCATCCGTCAGCGCAGAAGCCAGATTTGCACTACTTGGCGTTGCAAGGAACGTTGCTACGTTTGAACCAAGACCAGATACGCCAGTTGATATCGGTAAGCCTGTGCAACTAGTCAAAGTTCCGCTCTGCGGAGTACCTAAAGCGCCACCATTTACAACAGGAGCACCTGCCGTACCTACATTAACTGCGAGAGCTGTTGCTACGCCCGTACCAAGCCCTGAGACGCCCGTAGAGATTGGAAGACCCGTACAGTTGGTCAGAGTACCAGAGGTTGGCGTTCCGAGGATTGGGGTTACCAGTGTGGGAGAGGTAGCAAAAACAAGAGCCCCGCTACCCGTTTCATCCGTTACCGCCGCGGCCAGATTAGCGCTGGAAGGCGTAGCAAGGAAAGTTGCTACATTGGTTCCTAACCCTGAAATACCTGTCGAAACAGGAAGTCCCGTACAGTTAGTCAACGTACCAGAAGAAGGCGTGCCTAAAGCACTGCCCGGAGCCACATAATCCGTTCCAGCAGTTGCAGCAGAGAGCGCCGTGCCGTTGCCCTTAACTATCCCCGTAACCGTAGTAGACAGCGTCAACTGAGGCGTAGCGCCACCAGAAGAAGAGCCTGCAAGGCCATTAGACGTAGCGACAGAAACCGCGGTTACCGTACCCGTAGGCGCCGTAATCCACGAAGGTGTAGCGCCATCCGTAGACAAAATTTTACCCGTATTCCCCGTCTGATCAGGGAGCAGATACGTATAAGGTGCCGTACAGAAAACACGCTTGGTGCCCGCGGTAAATGGTACGAGAGCATTGGCGTTAGAAGACTGAAAGACACTTCGTGTCAAAGTCCCGGTACCTACGGTACCCGAGCCAATCTCCCAGTTGCCAGCACCGTCATCAATGACGTACCAAACAATGTTTCCGTTGGTAAACGTGGAATTAAATGTGACATACCCGGTAACCGCGCCGTTGAGCGTAAGCGTACCCGTACCCGCCGTAGTAGTCGTCTCTTGGACGCGATCACCCAGTAATGCCATTGTCTGTACCTCTTAGTTCAGGATGATGACCGCGGTCGTTGAGGTGTTGGCGGGGAACGTGATTTGGAAATTACCCGCTGTTGAGCTGTAAGTTCCGCCAAAACTCAAAATAGCCACTGCCTTATTACCCTGAGAGGAATTATAAATCAAAGCCCCTGCTGCGGAGATCGTGGCCGTCGTCCACGTGTAGTTATCAAAGCTGAGATACGCGGTGCTACCAGAAAGACTGGCGCCTAAATTGGTCAGCGTGGCTCCGCCCGCTGTATACCCCGGACCTGAAGTCTCACCCGAAGTCGTATAGACCGTCGTAGATGCGTCCAAACTTGCTGAACTCGTATAGAGTGCAATCTTAAAAACATCCCCACCCGCAGGTGGGTAAACAGAATTATCCCCAAAGTCATGAATGCCTTGGAGAACCTGTTTTTTGAAGCTGGACGCAATCGCCTGAGTGATAGCCATGGTTAGACCTCTTCTGAAATTTCGATGTCAGGCTCAAAGCTATCTGCCGTTACTGACACAGGGTTAAGGGTGAAATCGACTGGGCCAGCTTGGCCCTTCTCTTCTGGTTCCATTGTAACCTCTTATTTGACTGGATATCGAGCTTCAGGTGCGCGGTAGCCGTCCGTCTTATCCTTGGCATCGCCTAGTTGTTTCATCAGTTCCATACCCTCTTGGAACTTAGCTTGATATGTCTGAATCAAGTCAGGCTCGCCTTTGGAGTAAATATAAGCATTCACTAATGAACCCCACAACAGCACGTTCGGGAAGTTCGTGCCCACCCAGCTTGTACCCGCCACAGTGATCGACGGAGGATAGGCAAAATAATGCAGCTCTACGCCATAACAGGCGTCGGGCGTAGGCCCAAGAATAA